TGTCCGGCGACTGCAGCAGCTTGCCACCAGCGTTCGTGTCGATCACCGCCAGCATGCGCAGCGACTTCGCGCGCTTCTGAATCAGCTTTTCAGGGGTGAGCGCAGCGTTGCGCTTGGCGTCCTTGAACTGGTGGCAGCGAACGTGCAGTTTCTGGAAGAATACGCGGCCCTTGTAGCACTCGGGCGCCAGCACCTGATGTTTGATGTTGATATAGGTGCCTTCGTCGTCGCTGGTTTCCCACTTGACGTCCGCCAGTGCCACCTTTACCTGGGTGCCGGCCGGAATCGGCAGGCCATTGAGACCACCGCCTTCGACCTCGATATTCTTGGCCGCTTCGATTTTCTCGCCTTCTACTTCCCAAAATCCGCTCATGCTCTACAAACTCCAAAATCATCAGAAAGGTTCGAGGGGCAATCGCCGCCCCTCAAGGCGTAAAGCTGCTTTACAGTGCCGGCTCATCGTCCATTTCGTCGGAGACGGTGGCGACTGGCTCGGGCTCTTGAACCGGTACAGGTTCCTCTTTAACTTCCTGCTCGTCAACCACTTTTTCCGCCGATTTCACATAGCCGTTTTCGACGTAATAAGGGATCATCGGCAACAGCACGTTGACCGCCCCAGGCTTGTTCGGGTCCGGCAGTTCGATTACATCGGCCATTCCAGCGAAACGGCTCTTGGACACGTTTCCGGCGCGCGGCTCGGTCACCAGTTCGCGGGTCCCATCGGAGAACGCCTTGCCGGCCTTTTCGGCGGTATTTTTGGTGCCTTCGCGGGCGCCCTTCACGTAACGCTGAAGCTGGACATAGCCAACAAGGTCAACGTCATCCACCCATGGCGCCATCGAATGCTTGCCCAGGCGCAGCGTGTGGCGGGTGTAGTTGTCACCGTCTGGCGGCTCTACGGTCTCGGTCGAGCTGTGGGCGATGACGATTACCGCCATGTCGCCTTTTTCGTTGAGATAGCCGAGCAGCTTGCGGAACTTTGCATGCGTGGCGCCCAACGCCTTCGGGCCAGCACCGAACCCGCCGCACGCCTGATTGATCGACAGCGGTCGGTTAGGGTCGTTGGCGACAATCTCCCGCTCGAACATCGTTTCCAGGCGGGTCACGCTGTCCAGGATGAGGGTTTTGCAGCCGTGGCTCTCGCGGTTGGCGAACACCCAGCGGATTTGCTGCTCCAGTTCCTGGGAGGTCTCCACCATCGGCATGAGCTTTGGCTTGAAGGCCTCGGGGACCGCTTCAATACCATCCTCGACGCGGATGATAATGGCATTAGGGAACATACAGGCCAGCGTGGTCTTGCCCAGGCCAGGCTCCCCAAGGATGGTCATGAACGGCGGGCGACGCTTGGGATTCTCGATAATCATGGTGCTGGTTTTCTCCAGTGGTTTTGCTGTGACGGGGCGAACTGTAGAGGGTAAAGTTAACCCGGTCAACTCTTTTTTTAAGGAATTAGATAGTTGCCAGATTAGATAGTGCTATCTATAGTGGGCGCCAATTCAAACGGGAGCAGTACCAGACATGAGCAACACGCTAGGCAACGCAATGGACTTCATGGATGCAGGCTACCGCGTGTTCGGCCTTTATGGCGCGAACGCCGATGGTTCCTGCGGCTGCGGGTACGCAGAATGCAAAGCCGCCTTTAAGCATCCGGTCGCCAGCAACTGGCAGATTACCCCCGAGTGGTCGGACGAGCAGCTTGAGGGCATGGAAGCCATGGGGCACTTTGACACCGGATATGGCGTCCTGGTCAAGGGTCTGCTGGTAGTGGATATCGACGCGCGCAACGGCGGCGTCGGGTCGTATGCGCGCCTCGTTGCAGACCTTGGCATTGATCTTGCTATGAAATCCGGTCTCACCGTGCAAACCGGGTCTGGCCAGGGCTCCATGCACATCTACTACCGCGCCCCCGAGGGGGTTTCGCTCATCCAGAACCACAAGAACTACAAAGGGATTGACTTCAAGTCGTCGGGTTTCTGCGTGGGCCCTGGCAGCCTCCACGCCAGCGGCAACCGCTATGAGGCGTTCGTGGGCAGCCCGTCCGAAATCAATGACGCGCCGCCCGAGCTTATCGCCCTACTGACCCGCCCCGACGCCTACCGCGCAGACCGTGACGGGACCACGGTGGACGTCACTGACGCCGACCTGCGCAATATGCTGTCGTTCATCTCCCCGAGCTGCGACCGAGGGACCTGGATTTCGATTGGCATGGCGCTGCATCACGCTACCCACGGCGCAGGCTTCGACCTGTGGGATGGCTGGAGTTCGGCCGGCGACACCTACCCAGGCCCTGGCAACCTGCGCAACCAGTGGGACCGCTTCGGCAAGGCCGCCAACCCCGTAACCCTGGGTACGGTCTTCTACCATGCCGAGCAGAACGGCTGGAAACCCGAGGAGGAGCCAGACCCCGAGTTTGCCCCCGGTTCCTGGGTGGCCCAACTGGCGGCGGGCGATGCTGTCAAGCAGGTTGACGAAGTGGTGGAAACCATCATTGACAAGGATAACAAGGTCCGGGAGGTGGCCACGCGCCATCCCTTTCACATCGACGGGGTTGACCTCCTCCGCCCGCCAGGGTTTGCGGGTGACCTGTGCAAGTGGATCAATGCTCAAAGCCGTTTCCCGCGCGAAAACCTTGCGGTCGGTGCGGCACTGCAATCGCTAGCCAACGTCGGCGGCCTGCGTTATACGGACGACATGGACGGGGTAACCACAAACCTGTTCATGATGTGCGTGGCCGGCTCCGCAACGGGTAAGGAAGCCGTCCTCCAGGCCATCGGTGAAATCCATCAGGCGGCCGGCCTGTCCAGGGCGACCGTGGGTTCTATCAAGTCGGAGCAAGAAATCATCCGAAACCTGATAGACAATCAGGCCGCGTTCTACTGCATCGACGAATTTGGCATCTTGCTGAAGACCATCACCAGCTCGAAAGAAGCCTACCACGCAGGCGTCATCGGGGCGATGATGAGCGCCTATTCCAAGGCAAACAGCTTCATGCCCCTCAACGGTGACACGAAGCGCGAAGTGCGCAAGCTCATCATGAACGAACTGAAGTCGGTGCGCATGATGCTGGACGAAAACGAGGGCGACCCCGACCGCCTGAATCGCCGGCTAAACCAGCTTGAGCGCTCGCTAAAGTCGATTGATAATGGCCTGGAGAAACCATTCTTGTCGATGGTCGGTTTCACCACGCCCGTAACGTTCGACTCGCTGGTCACCTATGAGCAGGCAACAAACGGCTTTATCGGTCGCTCGGTCATCATCCAGGAACGCGACAGCAACCCAAAGGCCAAGCGCGGCTTCAAGCGGGAGCGCATGAACGACCGTATGGTCATGACCCTTATGGGCATGTACGACGGCGGCAACTACGACGCGGAGAATTACCGAATCGAGCACTACGGCGACCGCGACGTCATCCCGACCACGCCCGAGGCGTGCGACATGCTGGACGCTGTAGCCGACTGGGCATGGACGAAGGCAGAGCACCACCGCAACACCACAGGCCTCGAATCCATCCCTCGCCGGGCCCGTGAAATGGTCTCCAAGCTGTCCTTGATCCTGGCCATCCCTGGTCGCCTGCGCACCGCCGAGCATGTCCGCTGGGCCTATGCCTTCATCGAGCGCGACATTCGGGATAAGTGCAACCTTGCGCACTCTAACCGCCTGGAGCAGATGGCGGCCGCGAAGGATGGCGAGAGCCTGAAGCACGAGGCCATGAAGGCTAAGATTCTGGCGCGCCTGGACCTGGAGACCTGGGACACCGTGGGCGCCCTGCGTAACCGTCTGGCGCGGGGCCAGGAACAGGCCTTCATGACCGCCTTGGAGGACCTATATCTTAAGGGTCTTGTCCTGATGGAGGAATACAAGGCCAGCCACAACAACAAGACGGTCACGCGGGTTAAGCTCGCAGAACAGAAGTAATCAAGGGCCCTTCGGGGCCCTTTTGCGCTTATAGCCAGGGGTCATAACGGATAGCACGAAACGGTCCTTTGCATCCGTCTGGGTGGGTCTATAGTGAAGTTAAGGGCAACATCGCCCGCAACCGGAGCCGCAATCATGACCACCAAGAAAACCGCCAGCAAAGCCGCCGCAGCCGCCAAGGAAGCCGCCAACGCCCCGCACGTTGACCTTGCCACCGTGTTCAACCAGATCGAAAAGGCCGCAGGGGCCATGGATACCCTGGCCGGCAGCGTGCTGGACGCGGCCCGAGCTGCCGACGCCAAGACCGTCGAGTCGTTCGACGTCATGGTTTACGAGGCCTACGACAAGTGCGGCTGGAGCCACCGCCAGGGCCGGCCGATGGATGGCGACGTACCCGCGCCCAAGGCCATCAAGGTCTACGTGTCCACCATTCGCGGGGCGTACCGGGCCGGCGTCAAGGTGCTTGACATGCACAGCATCGACGAAGTTCGCAAGGCGCTGGCCAAGGCAAAGGAGCACGCCCGCGAGCTGGAGCGGGCCAAGCATCCGCACACAGAACCCGAGCCGGTGGCGCCGGAGCTGGAGGGGGTCCAGCTAGAAAAAGGCGACAAGCTGATCGGCGCGATGTTCCACGACGCGGCCGTACTGTGGGAGAACCTGCCCGAGGCGGAAAAGGAGGCGTTCGGGCAGAAGCTGCAAAAGCTGCTGGAGCAGTACACAAAGAAGGCGCCGCCAGCGCTGCGGCTGGTCGTGTGATCGAAGGGGCCGAAAGGCCCTTTCTTTTTGTCTAGTGAAAATAATCGCTTGACAGGCAGTGTCACTTTGTTAAGATGTGCCCATTCCAAGCAAACACCACGGGACGCACGAAATGACCACTATGGCCGAAACCCTGAAAACCTCAGCAATCACCGCCAACGGCTGCACCCTGGAAATCGTCGGCTCCCGCTATGTAATGACCGGCCCGACCGGAAAGCACTCCCTGGAAGTTGACTGCACCTGCGAGCGCCGCCTTGCAGCCCACTGGCTCGGTTTCGCCGGCCCTGTAGTCGAGGCGCCAGCACCGGCAGTAAAGAAGGCCCGCGTCCTGCGCACCTATGCTGTAACCATTGCATACACCGACTTCGTGGCCGGCATGTCTATGGAGCCAAGCCACGCAGGCAACGTGTCCGCCCTTGACCGCAATGAGGCTATGCGCAAGGCCCGCGACCTAGGGCGCGACCTGATCGGGCCGCACGGGCCCGGCTACAAGGTATCGGTGCGGCTGGCGTAAAGCCACTTGACGGGAGGTCGCCGGGCCTCCCGCAAATTATTTTCTGTAAAGTGAAAATAATAGCTTGACGCTGCATGTCAGAATGTTAAGATATGCCCATACCAAGCAAACAACCCCGGAGAAACAAAATGACCATCACCTCCAAGACCTTTGCAACCAAAGCTGAAGCCGACGCCTTCTTCAACGACGAGGCCAACAACGCCACCGCGCTGACCATCTACAAGGGTGTTATCACCGTCCACTATGTAGAGAAAGACGCTACCGTTGAAACCGTAGTCCAGTCGGGCAAGTTCGACAGCAAGGGCCGCAGCATTGATTACATCCTGGGCACCAATGTCGCGGATGGCATTGCCTACGGATGGGTCCAGAACGCCCGCGACGGGAAAGAGTTCGGAACCTTCCAGCGCTCCAAGGCCTACAACAGCATTGACCACGCCAACATCGCAAACAAGCGCATCGTGGCCGAACGCATCGCCAAACTGAAGTAACCACCCATGGGGCCGCAAGGCCCCGCACAGGAGAAACCAGCATGAATGAACAGGTATGGATTCACAACCAGGGCCAGGAGTTCGCGGCCGGGTTCGACAGCTACTGCGCTTGCGAGGGCTTCGACCGGGGAGCCTCCAGCGATTGGCAAGCCGGCTGGCTGTACGCTGCCGAGAAGCTGGAAGCCTAACCACCCACGGGGCCGCAAGGCCCCACAACAACCTGGAGTAAGTGCAATGGCAACAGCAAAAACCGTATGGGTAAGCGACACCGGTATGCAGTTCGACACCGAGGAGGAGGCCGTCTACCACGAGGCGCATAACGCCATGGTGGCCCAGCTCAATGCCTTCTTTACCGAGGCCACCGGCGAGCAGGAGTTTGACGTAAACGCGGCCGCAGCCTGGGTCCTTGAGCACTTCGAGGCGAAGGTTCCGGAATGACCACCATCTACCGCAAGAAAGGCGCCGTGCACGGGTTCTCCATCGAGTTCTATCGGGTCATCGATGGACTCGTGGAGTACTGCAACCAGGGCGGGAACTGGGTCCCGTCCTCCATCAGTATCCACGAGCTTTCCGAGCACACGCGCGAACAGTACTTCGAGCGGGTCGAGTGGGTGCGCTACCGTGACGAAATGCTTGGCAACCTGTACCGCGTCGCTGGCCCATTCGTGGAGGTGTGCGAGGACGGCATGCACTGGATGCAATCCATCATAAGCCGCGAGGAGTTATCCAAGATGCTCGCAGACGGGCTCATGTTCCCGGCCGAATAACCCCAAGCCCCTACCCAGGGGCTTTTTGTTGCGCGTCGTTAAAACCTGACTTTTGGGTAAGGTAATCGTTTCAGCAAAACGGACGTCAAGCATGCTTGACAGGATTTAAGTAGCGTCCTATCTAAATTTGACACGGGTAGCCAGCTATGAGATACGGGAAGGGTCCTGGCGAGAACCGCAGTCTGGCCGGTGTAGTGGCACCGGACTTTGAAGGCACTAGGAGCTAGTTAGTTATTAATTAGGCGTTAGACGGGTGACCAGTGGGCCCCGCAGAACCTAGTAGATAGCTAGATAGCTACTTAGTAGCGGCGAGTAGTTTTGAACAACCCCCAGCTCTACGGTGATACTAGGTAACTATCTATCTATCTACCGCTTCATTCTCTGCTACACCCCGCGCCAGTCGCGACCTCCAATACATAGCGGCCATGCCCGCAACGCAACCTAGCTACCGTCCCCGGTGCTTTCTATCGCTAGAAAGTAGTCGCACAAAACCGTCCGCCTCGCGCACGCGATTAAAAGAGTTCTAATACGTTATATTCCTTATCGTGAGGCGTCTTAATTCATATTTCTTGTTTCAATTTTGACGCCATGGTACAGTGCGCGGACTCAACGGGAGGGACCATGGACAAGATTGAATTACTGACGCTGGTGCGGGACAAGCTGCATGCCATTGGCGGCAAGCAGGCGGATATCGCGGACGCCCTCGGGGTGAGCAAGTCGGACGTAACTCGCCTCATGCGTCGTGAGGTCGCAGCGGCCGGCGTGTCGCTCGAAAAGGCCATCGGCGTACTGCGCGCCATGGGCGTGTCGATCACGTTTGTAGCGGGCTCGTGTGAGCCTGAAAAGCCTACCGGTCGGTACGGGAACAAAGTAGCGGAAGGCATCGCGTCACGGCAGGCTCGGAGGGCGGATGTTCGCGCTAACAACGCCTCGGTCCTGGCGGGTATCGAATTCGATGATTCCTGCCCGCAGTAGGCGTTAACTGGTTAACCCTGTAGGGTAGGGCGTATTTTTACTGATCGGCTCAAATAGGGCCGCTGGAGGAGCTTGTGGGGCGTGTTTTGATTGTTGGTGCTGGTCCAGGAATGGCCTTAGCTGCGGCAATGGCCAGGATCGGGGTTGCGGCGGCTATGTGCGTGTCTTCTTCGGACCGCGTTAAGGCCGTTACGGCGGACGAGTTCGAGTGCGTGCAACTGGGCTCGAACGATGCGAAAAAAGTCTTGCAACGCCCATCTCGGGATTGGTATGGTTCCAAGCGTAGCCGCGCAGCCCGTGCGGCCCGGTGGAGGTAAGCATGCAAGGCTCGTTTGAGATTGAAAAAATTACCCGCAAGGGCAAGGATCGTGGCGCAGAAACCCGGGCGCCTCATGTCGTGGAAGCGCACAAGGAAAAGATGAAGCGCGTGCGCAAGACCTGCCGCATGGAGCGGCGTGTCGCTCGCATGCGTGGAACCGCAGCCCGTCGTGGTGAAGGGGCAGGCAAGTAATGCACAAATCGACGTCTATTCGCATCTGGCCGGAGGTTCGCCTTCGGATGGAGGCAAGGGCGCGCGAGGAGGGCCTTTCCCGGTCGCTGCTGATCGAAAAGGCCCTTATCCAGTACCTGGATATGCCCAGGTGCCTCGGGCGCAACGCAGAAGGCCTGGACGCCCACTATTTCAAAAAGAAATTGATCGGGGTCCTGGAGCTGCTGGACTGCATCTCACCTGATGAGATGATTCTGATTCTCAATTCACTGGTAAAGGTGGCGGAGCGTGAAGTTAGTAATCAAGCAGGGGGAGCGGGGAGCGGGGATTTACTTCGCGGGACAGGTGCATTGGATCAAGTCGAAACGTGTGGCCAGGAAAATGATCCAGTGGTCGCATCCGGTATGGACCTGCAAGCCGAAAACTCGTCGTGATTACCACGTTGTAAAGCTGGTTGACGCGCAGTGGTGCTATAGCGACCTCTTTATCAAGGAGCGCGAGGACTCGATTGATATGGTCGTGGCGGTCCTATCTCGCCATTACCTCAAGGAGCTGGAATGCAGGACTCGGGCGGACTTAGCAAAAGCTGGATCGTGACAATCGCGGGGCGTCGTCCGTTCACCATGGGCGGCGACCCGATGACTTATGCAGAGGCCCTAGCGGCCGTGAGGTGTGTATGGGCAACAACCAAGCCGGGACTGATACAGGTTCGACCGGCGCAATCAAAGTGAGCAAGGTTCAATACCTGGGTCGGGTGTGTGACAAGCACCCGGAGCTGAAGGGCCTGCGCTACAAAAAGAACAGCACCTGCATGGGCTGTACCTGGGCGCATACAGCGGAGCGGCGGCGGATTGAGGAGTATCCGGCGTTGGTGGAGGAGGTGGAAATTTTGCGGGCGATGGTGGCCGGCAATCCGGCGCTGGAAACCATCACCCACTACCGTGACCGCGCTGTCGCCCTGGCCCTGGAGCTGGGCGAGGCCAAGCGGGAGCTGGAGGAAAAGCGCGGGGCCCTGCACCGACTGCAAATCCTCGGGAATCTCGTGCTGAAGATCGGGCGGCGGGTCGTGAAGGATGACCACTACGTCGGGGCGCATCCAGGGCACTGCCATGTCAAACCTGGGCACTGGGACCGCGACGGGTCGGTGTGCCAGGAATGCGCGGACTGGGCGCGGATGATGAAGCTGGCGAGGGCGAAATAATCCTTGCACTGGTCGGGGCGCGTTGTTAAGGTGCGCCCTGGCGGGACTGGCCTATCAAGCGGTAAAGGACGGCGGCATGGCGCAGTCGTTCGCAAAGATCATTTTGGATGAGGTGAAGGGTAAATGAGCGTTGTGAATATCAAGGTATCGGGCAATCTGGAGCAATCCAAATACGTCACGCTCCGGCTGATCGGCCTGCTCCAGGCGGCGGGGTTCGCCTGCAATGCGGGCATGACCGAATTCGACGTCATCGTGAGCAGCGAAAAGGCGCGCGCCCAGGCCGAGCCTGTCAATTCGCTTGACTCGCAGATTCTGGCGGCCCTGCATGAGCAGAACGAGCATCTGCGGGCTATTGCGGCGCATACGCGACCGGTTGATATGGCCGTGGCAGTAACTGCGCCCAAAGTCGGGGAACGGCTGCCGCCTGAGCAGGTGACCCCTACCAGCAACCTTGCGCGCCTTCGTAAGCTGGCCCATATGGTGCGCCAGGATGGCCGATATCTGCGCCATGACACCATGACCCTGGCTTGCGAGCTGGGACATGCGAAGTGCTATCGGGGACTGATGGAGAACATCGCAAGCCTGGGGTGGGGCATGGTCATCGCATGCAAGGGCGGCGAGAACAGCGCGCACTTGTTCGAGCTGGCCGGCCAGCTCTTGCGCGCGACCGGAGGTGCCTACCGTGCCTAAGATGAAGAAACGCCGTGTCAAAAAGGGCCTACCCAAGGTCGCGGCCCTGCAATACTGGATTCACGAATCCGGGCGGGTCGGCATCAGTCGCGGGCCCGAGAACGCTAAGGCCAAGCGGGAGGCCGGATTCGTGGAGACCGGCCCCAAGAAATTCAAGCGCTATGTGATGGAGCGCCAAAACGGCGCCCACGTGCCGACAGGGCCTGACAATGCGTAAGGCCTGGGAGAACTACAAGCGCATGATCCGCGACTACCCTGTCGTGGTTCGTTACACCCTGGAGGCCCTTGGCGAGGTGCTGGCGGGCCTGTTCTACATGACGCTGCCGGTGACGTTCATTGTCGCCTATCCGATCTATCTGGCTGCAAGGAAGCTCCGCAATGCTTAGCGGCGATAACAAGTCCTACCTATGGCGCCAGGGCGTGCGCCACGCCATTGACCTTGTGGATCACCTGGATGGTGACGCACTTACAGCCGAGTGCGTCAAGCTGCTTGGCGGCATGGACAAGCGCCAGGACCCGCCCGAGTTCTCCAGGGGCATGCGTGACGCCCTGGAA